TAGCGGATTTTCCCCGTTATGCACCACACTGCTCCCGACCCCAACGATTGCCGATGGTTCGACGGCGTTCGATGTACGTTCAGGTCTTACTGCTCAATTTACGATAAGTGATTTGAAGTTTGCAGCTGACTTGATTTGGGGCAAATCTACAAGTAACAACGAGTATTGGATCGCCGCCAATTCATTAGATAATTTTGCAAATGGTCTCAAATTAAACGAAACCAACGCTGAGGGTTCAGGAACTCCGGTCACAAATGTTACTGCTACGGGTTATCAGTCATCTAATAACTGGTTTACGACTGGTAGGACTTATGTCACCTTTAACTGGGACGCAGGGTCATCAACGGTTACCAATACTTCTGGCAGTGTGAACTCATCGGTTAGGGCTAACCCAACTGCTGGATTTAGTATCGCTGCTTTTACAGTATCTTCTGACGGAAATGTTACTGTTGGCCACGGATTAGGGGCGGTCCCTGAATTTATTATTGTAAAAAGACGTACTGGCTCGGAGCACTGGTATGTGCATCACACGTCACTACCAAGCGACAAAATGCTCAAGCTAGAAAGCACGGGCGGTGTCGTTAATAGCGACGTTGGCAACAGCACTTTAACCAACACTTTGTTTAATCATGCCGCTAATGCTGGTGATCATATCGCCTACTGCTTTACTTCTGTCGCAGGCTATAGCGCGTTTGGCTCGTACACCGGCAACGGTTCGGCTAATGGTGTATTCGTACATACCGGATTTAGACCCGCATTCCTCCTTTACAAGCGGACAGATTCATCCCAGCCTTGGTACATCGTTGATACAGCTAGAGACCCAGACAACATAGTGATAGGTCTCCTATCCCCTAATTCAAATGCAGCGGAAGATACTAGCACTGGAGGAGTTCTTGATCTAACTTCGAATGGATTCAAGGCAAGAGCGAGTTTTGCTACCGTCAACGGGTCCGGTGGGAACTATATTTATGCCGCATTTGCTGAGCATCCCTTCAAAACCGCCCGCGCACGTTAATCATGGTCTTCAAAATTCTCATCACAGTTTTAGCACTTGCACCGAATCTTTTGATCGGCTATTTGTTTCTCAATAAAGACGCGATTATTGAGAATCAGAAAAAGGCTTTATTGGGAGCGCTTTCTGGTCAAATCGCAGGCCAGCTTAGTCAACAGACTGACGCCATCAAAGACAATATGGGCTCTGTATTCACAGAAACCATTAAACCAGAAATTAAAGCAGGCGACCAAAATACATTGAAGGCGATCCCTAAAAATACAGGGCCAGCGTTACCCTTCTAGTAATGCCTCAAATACCTGATCTTACAGTCAGGCCTTTGCTAGACACGTCTGTGCAGACTGTGCATAGTTGGGTCAGTGTGCCACCTGTGGTTAATGCGGTATCACCGCCAGTGACCATAAATCTCGGTACACCAATTATTCAAATACCTGGTTGCGTAAAAGCACATCCAGGTTCTAATAAATCAAACACGATTAAGGCAGACGATCCGAAGGGGGTAAGAGTATATTGTGATGCAAATCAACCAACATTCACTCCTCTCGATTACACACCTGAGAATTTAATATATCAAAAACCTGCTAAATTTGCTGGTTATAAAAGCGCTAATACGAATAAAAATGATGCTGGTACAAGCGAAGATATTCCCAACACTCCGCCAACCATACCGCCGACAGGTGCACCCCCAAAGACAGCTGGTGAAGAAAAAGATAAAGAGGAGCCAGTCGAATTAGTTTGTGACGAAGGATATGACCTAGTTGACAAAGAATGCATAGAGATAATTGAAGAAGTAAAAGCTGAGATATCCTTTGCAGAAAAATATTTACCCACCCTACCTCAGGCGACTACAACTGCAACCATTGCTGTTGTGGCGACGACCTCTGCATTGATGGCAAAGCCTCTTGCAGATTTACTTTTAAAATTAGTTAAACCTACTGTGAAGAAGATAGTGAAGAAGATTGCTTCGTTGAGAGGACAGTCCCAGAAGGTAGAGAGTGTTTCTCAGCGTCAGCTTGCTCAGCGTGATCGGAATCGTGCGATTCGTGCTCTTCGTGTAGCTTTAAAGAAATAGGATGATAATGAGGGACTAATGTATCACCAGGTAACTTGACGACTACATCTTTGCAGACGTCAAAATAAGGTGATTTTGGGTGAAAAGTTATTCCCTTTTTTGCTAGCTCGCCGCAATTTTTTAGTCGCGCAATTTCAAAATCTAATCGACGATTAGCCAGCACTTGTTGTTGAATGGCTATTTGTGTATCTACAGCTTTCTTACACCTATCCTGTAAACTTCGGTCTAAAGGTACGGATAGTGTGGCTGACAAACCACCGTTGATACTATGGTTATTTTTCTGTCCAGTCCTGACATCTTTCCAGTATAAAATTGAACCAGGATTATCAATAACTCCGTCCCCATCTACATCGCTAGTGTCGTAAACAGGGTCTTGATAATATGATTCAAATGGTTTTTGATATGAGTTGCTATTAGTAATAAAAGGTGTGAGATTAAATGTAGGTCCTTGACACTGAATACCTGCTCCGTAAGTATTAGTAATATAAGGACCTTGTAAAACCTGAATTGCCTGATTGGTCACTGAACCGCTACTTGTCGCGACGGGGTTCGCCGTGGCGCTGACACCGCCGACATCGGCAGCCATTGCCGGTGAAGCTAAAGCAGTAAATGCGGTTATTGAGAGAATATAGACGTGCTTTCTGTGACGCTGTGAATTTCGGTTGTTCTTTGAATTACGGTTTGATTGGAAAGGCCAGGCCCATTCATGGTTTCCGTGAACTGAAAGGCTGCCCCTGGATTGACTATCTCCCACCTCGGTTTGTTTGCAGTATCCAGAGTTGTCCATGTACTTGTGACTCCGTTTACCGTATTGGAAGTCGAGTCGGTAGCATTTGGCGCAAGACTGCCGCCAGTGTTTTTGATATTACTACCAGTCACAGAGTACTGGTATCCAGTGTTGTAGTCAATTGAATTTATTGTTTCTGTGACTACTGATGTTGTTTCAGTTTTTGACTGTAAGCTACCCTGTGTGAAATTTGGGACTACAGGAACTGAGTAAGCAGCTTGCGAAAGGCCGTGCAGAATTCCTAGGCAAAAACCTAGTACAAGCGAATCGCGAAGGTTATACATCTCAACGCACAGTGACCTCGCTGACGTGCTGTCCGGTGGCCGTAGTCCCTGCTCCGCCTGCCGTGATCGTCATCGCACCATCTGTAGCGATTGTTCCCGCTAAGCTTCCTGCCAATCCGCCGGAAGAGGTTGTTGTGGAGCCCAGCATGGGAAGTGAGGGAACAACGCCAGATGTGACTGTCGTCCCGCTGGTCACATCATCGCCTTCGATGTATGACTCGCTGAACGTAAATGCATCACCTGCAGTCGTGATTTCTGCACCCATGGGCGTGTATCCGACCGCTGTGCCGGATGAAAGCGCACCAAGGCCACCGAAGGAGCTGCCCGACTTCACGGATATATTGGAACCGCTTACTGAGTAAGTACTGCCAATACGTGTAGCTTGGCTGGCCGCTCCATCGACAGTAAGTTGCACAGAAGTTTGAAGCTTATGAGTGATATCGGCACGTGCAGCCCCTGCAAACAAAAAGATCAACGCGAAGATACGGAGCATGGCTTTATCTACATTACTTTGATATTAAACGGAGCAAACACAGTATGATATTAATTGAAAGTGGTTGTACACATGGCCGATCCTATTAAAGAAGAGTCAAAAAAGAAGGGAGTCTTCGCCAAATTAAAGGAGAAAGCGGGTGATACAGAGGAACATTTAGCACTCTTGTCCACCTTTGTTCGCTTAGGGGTGTTGATTTGGAGTGGCGGCATTCTGACACTTAATTATGTGACTATCCCTGGGTTGGCTCAACAAAAAATCGATCCAACTTTTATCGCCAGCGTGTTTACAGGAGTTTTGGCTTCTTATGGCGTCCAGACCGCCAAGAAGTCAGGGGACGGCACAATGAAAATGAAAGATGGTGGATCTGGTATTACCAAAGCTGATATCGAAAGATTAATTGAGAAAGCTGCACAGACTGCTCCAGCACAAGTAATCAGAGTCGAGCAAGCCCCCTTGAAAATTACAACCACGTCCGTTGAATCTGACGACACCTACAAAATGTAAAATGAATTTTAAACCTCTTTTGATCGGAGCAGCCACGGTCGTTGGTGTAGCTCATTTAGGCGTTCTTGGTCATTTGGTCCATTTACTCAGAGAAGACTCGAAAGTGGTCATGCCGTCCATTAATTTACCTACAGGACCGTACTCCTCATACAAAGTAAACGTAAATAAAGAGGGTTATCAACTTCAATACAATGCAAATGATCCAAAAGTATTGAGATCTAAGCGGGTTCTTGATTTAGATCAAACTCACACCCGCAAAGGCGGTTTGTTTAAGCCCAATGAATTACTGATTGAGGATCGAAAAGAATATGAAACCCATGAATACACGATGGAGGGGTACCGCAATTCAGGTGAGGGTGGTCCTGTCGGCTCGGGAAAGCCCGGAGAGCTGACTGCAAAACAAGTAGAGTGTATAAAGGCGGCAGGCTCTGGAGAGAGCACAGGTGCAATGATCGGAGCAAGCGTCGCTGGTAGCGTCGCCCCTGCCTTGACTGCGATTCCTTATGTCGGCTGGCTTGCGAGCGGCTGGGCAGTTATGTTTGGTCAGGACAAAGGAGCGGAACTTGGGGGAACAGTCGCTACTGTGTTGAAAGACTGCGATGCCTAACCTTCATGGAAGAAGAGGGGATATATCTGACGATACAGTTGCACGAAAGCGACGTTGCTCAACTAGCTGAGTCCGTAGAATTTCACTGGAAAATGTGGCCAGGGCACCCAGCGCGTCCCCTAGAAGAACAAGAACGTCTTTATCGTCTTAAGGCAATATTACGTGTCGCCATGTTGGAAGTTATGTATCATAAGGATGAGTAATGTTTTCAAATGGGACGAGAGATAAGTATAAGAGCAAAGGCAAATACGAGTTTTGTAGCGCTTTCAGACAACGACAAAGAGGGCGCTGTGCTAAAGGACCGCAGAATACCTAGCTGCAAACTTCTGCAAGATTTGGAGTCATCATTAGTAATTAGTTCCCCATTAGGCACCTGGTTGCTTGTTAAGGATGACTGGATTATTGAGCAGGATGAGCATATAGACAAGCCCTATAAAGAAGAGGGCGGTTTCCGTTACATAGAGGGCTGTCCCTATTTCCATCTACCGCTTGAAAAAGAGCATGATCACCGGAAAGGCCTGCTTTACAGCACAGCTAGCTGTCTTTTAGGTTTAAATATTGGCCCTATTAATTGTCTCGACGATTACTTAGAGGCTGTATATAAGCACGGATCAGGTACTTGGAAGGCGCATAATCGTGAAGGTTTGTCAGAAATCGGTGTGGGCTGCACAGTGTCCCACACGATAGGTCCCCAAGAAATTGAAGATGAGATTGATGAAGGGCGTCCCGTCGTGATTGCTGTTGTGGCAAAAGGCACGTACCGTAAGCCCTTTGGCCTCACTTATTACGTCTGTATTTACGGGTACAGCAAGGACTCTTGGCTTCTCCATGATCCCTGTGGTCGCCTAGATCTGAAGAACGGTCTTTGGGAGTCGACTATTGAGGGTGCCGGCAAAGGAGTCAAATACGATCGGTTGCTTTCAGACAAACGTATTTTTTATGGAGGCGGTGCTAGCGGCTGGGGTTATCTGAGATTTAACGAATTGTGAGCTATACTTATCGCAAATCAAGTAAATGATGGACGAAATTCTAAGGGATACTGAAGAAAAGCTGCTTGTCCAGCAGAAAGACTTGGCCGACAAGATTCGTGTTGGCGAGGATTCTTTAATGCGTGACAAAGAGCTTTATCTCAAGGTGACAGGCGCTCTTGAGGGCATTGCGATCGTCAAGCAGCGGATGGCTCCTCAGCTCGCTGAGGCATCTGTTGAGGCTGAATGAGATGATGGAGAATCTCACTAAAAGCCGCTACAGAGCATTAGAAACAGTCGCTGAGCATTTGTCACCACCCTCCCGAGAAATGCGCTTGGAGGCAATCATCAAGGATATTCCAGAGGAAGATCTTAGATGGGTAGTCGATAAATTGCACTATTTCATATTAAAGATCTTGGAAGATGCTGAAGTCGATCCAGCTGAGGATGACTTCGACGTCCTGTCCCCGGGACTAACTGATTAGTAGGAGCGGAGGGGGTCGAACCCTCACGACCGCTGTGGTCTCAGGATTTTAAGTCCTGTGTGTCTACCGATTCCACCACGCTCCCACGGCTGCAAGCATAACGCAGAGCACAAGTGTGTGCAGCATACAGTTTTGACAAAGCTGGAATACCAAAAGTGTTTCATTGCGAGCAAGACTTACTGATCAATCTCATTGTTCTAAGCCCAAAGGCTGCTCGCCGAAAATTTAGAAATTATATCTTCGAAAGTTGGGAATGGGAATGTGCTTATTGCGGAAAAAAATTGACAGCTGATACCGCAACTATTGATCACATTTTACCTAAACATAAGGGTGGCCATAACATTAGGTCCAACATGGCTTGCTGTTGTTCTAGCTGTAATCGAGCAAAAGGGTCTACGCTTCTCAATGACTGGTACACCTCAGAGCTGCCTTATTTTACCGAAGAAAGGTTTGATAGAATTACTGCATGGGTGGAGCAGAAATCCTGTTCAATAAAGCTACCCCACACAGAACTCGCTCAACCGTACATAGATAATGACTCCTACATCAGCTGGGTCGCAGTCTAAAGAAAAAGGTTTTCTCGATAATTACATCGAAGACTTGAAAAAGGAACGTATTCCTAAAGATGGAGACCGTGCCTTGCGTGGTGAGGTAGGGGATGATGTCTCTGGGAAGATGGACCGAGGCGTATTGAAGGTGTGAAATGGCTGACCGGAAGAAGGCAAAGCGCTTGGCAAAAGAGCGCATGAAGTGCAACAAGCCGAAGAGAACCCCAGGGCATGCGACCAAGAGCCATGTGGTCAAGGCTTGTAAGGATGGTGAAGAAAAGATTATTAGATTTGGACAACAAGGTGTTAAGGGAGCAGGCAAGAACCCTAAGACTGCCAAAGAAAAAGCCAGAAAAGCGTCGTACTACGCTCGCCATAATGCGCAAGACAGTAAACCCGATAAGATGTCAGCACGTTATTGGTCACATAAAGTGAAGTGGTGACCTCTCCACAGAGAAAATGCCAGTCTTTCTCAGCTTTCTGACCTTTTTTACAGTGGCCTATTTGTCAGGTATTTTGTTTCTGGTGCAGGCAAAAACTGAGCGTAGTCGTAGGCGTAAGCGAAGGAATCGCGGTAATTGACCATTTATTTAATGCTGGTAGGATAGATCCAAGGTAAAGGCTGAAAATGGATGCATTAGGACTCCCCGTGGATGTTGAATTTCAAATCCACGCAGCGTCACTAGCCATTCAGGGCATGGATC